CAGTCTGAGCGGGCCTGTTGCTTGAATTAGTTGTTACATTACTATTATCATTAAATCTTGCATTAAGTCTAGCATCAATTTCACTATAGTAATCATCTGACTCAGTATTAAAACCCTCCATAACTAATTGTCTGTGAATTCCATACGTAGCCATAGTTTTAATTAAATCATGTTCATCAGCTGAGCCATTACCAAACCATTTGTTTTTTGCCACCCATGCTTTAGCTTTTTCACTAGGTTCTGGATCTGGCGCAGGTTGCGGTTGTGTAGCTTGAAAGTTTGGAGCAGGTTCTGCCTCTACAGGCTTTTCAGCTTGAGCTTGTTTGTTTTTCAAAGTCATTTCTGCTCTTTGTCTTTGTAAAACTGCGTCAGTTAATTTTGCTTGTATCTCTGCTTGTTTTTTAAAATCCTGTGCTTGCAAAGCTTCTTGTAATTGATTTTGTAATTGTTGCTCCTCAGCTACAGCTCTGTTTTTAAATTCAGTTATATATGATTGATCTAATGTATCCTTTTGAGTTTTAAGATTATCATTCTCTTTTTTGACTGATTGAGCATATTGCAAAGCAGCTTCAGCTTTTCTCTCTTCCTCTCTCCATTTTTTTGTTAAATCATTTATTCTAGTCTGAACTTTATTAGAATACTCATCGTGTTCTTTAGATTCTTTCTTTGGCTCTTCAACAGGAGCTGTTTCTTGAGTTACTTCAACATCTGAATTTTTTTTCTCTTCCTCTTTTATTTCGACATCAACAGATTCACCTGAAGTATCAAGAGGAACCATTTTATCGTTTTCTGTATTTGGTTGTGGTTGCATAGGTTTCTCCATTTTATAGTATGTTGCGTGGTAAGATATCTCTTGGATCTCTGACCTTTGCCATTATTTCGTCATCATTGACTATACGTAGTTCACCGCCATCAATCTTAATTCTAGCACCTGCGTACTTGGCAATGATAACCCAGTCATCAACTTTACAAAAAGGACCACTAGGAAACTTTGTTTTGTCTAAATAGCAATCGCTACCTATTTTTAAAACTTTACAAATATTTGTTGAAATTTGTGACTCCTCAACAGTTTGATCTGTTAAGTGAATTCCAGATGAAGTTTTGTTATCTAATTTTAATGGAAATAAAACTATTTTGTACCCGCATGGTTCAGGCACTTTTTCTAATTCGCTTTTTGCTTTTTCAGCTGCTTTACCATCCCAAATGTGTTTAGGGACAATAAGTTTTGGTTTAGTCGTCATCTTCTAGCTCCGTTTTCTTTAGCAGGTCCGTGAGTTCCTGTATCTCGTTTTTTAATGCTGCATTCTTTCCCGTCAAATATTTATAATCTGACCAGTCTTTACACAGTCCACTGGTTATAGACTCTTCGACCGCCTTTTGTCTATCAATTAATTGTTTTTTGTAAGCTGTAAAAAAATTTTCTAACCGCATGATTTCATTTTATCAGACAATTTTTTGCATCGATTTGGGGTTTGTTTATTCCACCTGGAATCGAGCATCTCATAACTTGCGCCGATAAAATTGTCTTCCTGCAGGCATTTCCACATATTCTTAAACTTAGCAACGCCTGTTTTGCCAAGTTGAAAGCACATCTCCGTTAAGACGTGTTGAGCTTGTTCTGGCACTTTATCAATGCCATTCTCTATTAATAATTGTTTCATTTGAGCTACAGCTCTACTTAAATCTTTATCAAATACTGCTTGTAAATCATCTTCAGTATATTCTACTCCTGGTTCAAACGAATCTCCTTGAACAACTTTATGGCCCCAGCCTATAGTGTCAAACCCTTCAGTATCTTGATAAATTTTATTTCTGAAACCCTCGCTTAATTTTACTGAATTAGATAATTCTTCGTAACTCATTTTTTCTTGAACATTCCTATTGCACTAGATCCCGCCTTGATGCCGAAGCTGGCAGATATCGCAATGTACAACAAATTATGATAATACGACGGCAGGTCCTGGAGTGCGAGGAAACCACGATGCACATGTTCTTGTAAGGGCGTGAATACTAAAACTGCTGGAAGTAGTAGCACAATTAATGCCACCTCATCTTTCCAGCTTCCTTTCATTTGATCAACGGCGCTTTGCTCCCATGCAACTTTACCAGCTATCTGGTCTTCTTTTAGTTTTTGAGTAGCTTTTATTGTTGTTAATTTTAATTCTTGTTTTGCTTTTTTTGTTTCTACAAAACCCTTGACGCCATCAGCGACGACGCCAAGAAGTGGTTTTGCTAGTAATTGCCATACCATAAATTCTTTTTATATTGCTCCAATTATTATGATTACGATTATAGCCACAATTCCAGCTTTAATCCAGTCTTTCATGCTCCAATCAGACCATTCTTTTAAATGATCCCATAGGTCTGTTAAAAGTTTCATAGAAACCTCCTTGTTATGAGGGTTTTATTACTTTACGCCCTTAAATGCAACTTTTTTGATTTGCTGCCTGCTTGTCTGCCCTTTTGGACCTGGACCTTTGTTATCTTTTACAACAAATGCTGGCATAGTAACAGCAGCTGTGTCTGCAACGGCAGGATTAGGAAAAGGATTTGTAGACTTTACAGTTTCCATTTTTGCTTGTTTAAATTTCATAAGACCTCTTAGTGTAACGTTGGTTTTTTCTCTTTGAGCATGTTATCTTTATCATTCTCAAAAGCCTTCTTACCACTTTCGCCCATTGTTTGTAAATAGATCATTTGTGCAGCAGTCATAAACAAAGATGCTACAACCATTCTTTCTTCTTCTGAAAAATTGTCTTGAAAAGCGTAATTTATTAAATCGTCTACAATTTTATTTATTTGTGGTGCTTCCATATTAGTATTATGGACACAATTTGATATTTATCAACTTCTTTTTCGTTTCTTTTTTTTCTTACCCGCTTTAGATAAAGCAATTGCAACTGCTTGTTTCATAGGTTTACCCTCTTTTTTTAACATCTTAATATTCTTAGATATTGTTTTTTGAGATTTACCTACGGCGAGTGGCATTTAATTTTTGCATTTGTATGTTGTTTCTTTGTGCAGCTAATTCTGCTGTTTGTTGTAGTTTAGCACCATCTATCATAGCTTTTTGCTCTAATTTAGCCATATCTATTTGTGTTTTAGCTTGTTTAGCCATTGCATCAGCCATAACTCTTTGTCTTTCAATATCTATTTCTTCTTTCTTAAGATCCACTAAAGGATCTTCACCAGTGCCCTCTAAATATTCTTGTTCTTCTGCTATCAGTTGACTCATTATTTCAGATTGCACTTGTGCTATTTGTTCATTTAATAAGTTTTGTAATTGTATTTGCACTTGCTCTGGTACTTGACCACCAAATTGTTCAGCAATTTGTTCTAACTTTTCTTTGTTTTGCTCCATTACATTTTTAATTGCAAGTTGAGATACATGTTCTAACACATGAGAAGTTGTATTGACTAAAACATCGGGCATAGTTCTTGTTAATACTGAAGACATAAAAGCTCTATGTGTAGCAATATGAGCTACGTGATCTTGGTCAGGAAATGCCTTTGCAGTTTTTTTATTTAACAACTCAGCATTTTCAATTACAGGATCTTTAGGCATAGGCCTTGCTGGTGGAGGTAAAATAGCATCAATGTTTTGTATTCCTAGTGCTTGGTACATTCTTCTGTAAGCTTCGTAAGTATTATGAATTTGTGGGTTGGTTTGTGCTAGTTGTAATTGAGCCTGCGCCATTTGTATTCTTTGCGACATAGAAAAAATACTAGGATCAGATACGGGTATGATATCTATTCTGTTATCAAAATCAGTTTGTTTTATAAACCTTTGACCTCCTGTAACATCATAAGGATACTCAGGGGGAAGATATAATTGAAAGACTCTAGCTAATAATTTAAATTCAGTTCTTTGTGCATAATGACATCTTTTGTGAATAGCACTCATAACTTTAGTGCCTTGCTCAATCATAGCCATAGTTGTGCCAACAGGGTTAGCATTATTTGAATCAGCTATCTTTGCATCAGCAACAGCTGCAAATCTTTTGCCCGCATCTACACAAAAACCTAAAAGTTGCATTAAAGTTTGACTAGGTTCTTTATAAGGCAATGGCACAAAATTCTGTCTTAGATCTCCTCCCGGTGCATCAACATCTCTAAATTCACCTGGTTGTAGCGGGTTGTCATCATCTCGAATTCTAAGTCCTCTAGCTTTAAAACCTGCTGGTAAATTAGAAAGTGTGCCCGCATCAATTAGCTGACGTAAGGCTGAGGTAGCTGTTCTGGATAAACCGCCAAGCATGTGAATAAGACCAAAACCATAAAAGCCAAGACCTGGCAAAAAACGATAGTGCACAAAGTATTGTATCTTCTTCTTTTTTGGATCTTCTTGTTTGTAATTTCTTCTTATTGATAAAATTTTTCTTGAACCCTCATCTATTGTAACAATGTAAGGTAACTTTATACCCGTAATTAAACCCTCCATACTAACATCTTCAAATCCAGGTATATCTAAATCACAATGCATTTCTAAAAGAGTACATTGATCGTCGTATGATGTGTTGTCATTAGGTGTAACTCCATCTATCTTGTCATACTTTTCTTGTATTGCATCTTGATTGTTAACAACGTCTAATTCTACATCTCTATAAAATCCACTTACTTGACTTTTTCTAACATCATTTTTATTTTGTTTTAAAACGTGTGTAATTCTTGGCGCTGTTTCTAAATCAGTAGAGTGATATGGCACGACTAAATCTTCAACAGGTATAAATTTTGAGACTGCTCTATCTAAATTTGTGTCGTAATAAATTTTTTTAAAAGCAGAACCTGCAAGAGCTAAAAAGAATAACATTTGATCTGTGTCAGAATCATATTCTTCCATGACTTCTGTAATTTGATAATTCATAAATTCACGAACTCTTCTTGCTTGTTCTTCTACTTGTGGTGTTTCTACTCCAACAATATTACATTTTACTGGACCACCAGAAGGTAATAATTCTTTATAAGCCTGTGCTTGAAATTGCGTAACTGATTCTGCAAGTAGTGGGTGTGTTACACCACTAGCTCCTTGAAAAGGTTGTGATCTATCTTCGTATTTAAATCCTAGTAGATCTAAACCTTGAGTATATCCATGTTCCCAATCTTTTCTAGTTTCTTTGTCATTAATATAATCAGACATTAAATCAGATGAAATTTTTTCTAATTCTGTTTCATCAATAAAATCTGCAAGGTTGTCATCATGCATTGGACCTTGTGGCATGGCAGGTTGTCCAAATAACGCGCCACCATCTTGTAGCATTTGTACAGGTGATTGTTGACCAGTTTCAATATCTACGTCTACAGTACCTCCTGCATATTGATCAATTCTTGGTAATTCTTCTATTGGTGGTTTTATTGGATTAATTTTTTTATCTATTGCCATTACACAGTACCCATGAATATTTCTATATCTATTAGAGGATCACCCTTGTTTTCAGATGTTTTACCACCCTTTTTAAACTGTGGCAAACCAATCTTTTTAAACAGTTCTAAATCAAACCCATCGGCCTGTAAATCAATGTATGGCATATTAATCAATACTAAATCTTTATCATTTCCTGCAACTCTTACATGATTTTTTAAACCCGGAAATTGATCCATTTTAGCAACATATTGATCAGATGTAGGATAAGAGTATCCGTCACCAGGTCTTTTATCAAATCTATACACTCCATTATTTTTTATTTGAAGCTGAACAGACTCTAATTGTTTTTCATTTAATCCTAACTGTTTACCTCTTTTAGTAATATCTTTGTTAATATCTTTAATAAACTTTTCAATTCTACCATCATAAATAGTTTTAAAACCTTTGTACGTATCGTCTGATTCATTACCCGCTCCCTCATATACTGCAACAACATCTGCTGGCGACCAACCTAAAAATGCATCACCGTCTGCTATTGCTTTTTCTAAATTATCTTTAACAACTTGTTTAATCCAGTATTGAGCACCACCTGAAAACGGATAAAAATTATCATTTGCATCTTCATAACGTAGATCAGAACCTTCTTTTGCTTGAGATCCAGGAAACTTAATGTTTTCTGCTTTTACCTTACCATCAAATATATCAGTTTGTAATTCCATCATTACTGTTCCTTTTTTATCATTTGCATAATTTAAAAGTTTTGCAGATCTAGAAAAAGCTATGTCATGTCCACTTAGCGGATGTGTATCATTATGTGCATCTAAACGTGATGATTGACCATAAGCTGGATCAAACGAGTGTGTTAATACTGAATAATTTTCTACTCGTAAGTTAGGAAAACCCACTGTCATGTGTTCATTGGTAAACTGATTGTTTGCTAATGTTTCTCTTGTGTTACTTATGGCAGTTAAAATTGTATTGTTCTGTCTTGTTTTGCTAACCATGTCAGCAGTTACGTTTGGATATCTGTCTAATATCTCGTCAAAAATATTTGGTATTTCTGCTAAAGCTAATGATGCATCTTCTCTGTTCCTTGAATCTAAAACTTTTTGTAATTGTTGTTCGACTGCACTTTTATACTCTGCCATAAAATCATTCATTGGTCCTGGACGAAAAACCATATCCATGTCCTTTAATCTTTGTAACTCTGTTCTAACATTTTGTGGTAGGAGCTCTTGATCCTCACCAAGTTTTTTAGCTGACCCAGTAAAATAGTTTGAAGCAATTTGATTAGGTATATCTTCTGAATTAAATAACTGTAAAAGTTCGGAAGAAGTTAATTTATCTTTATCTCTACCTGCAGCTATGGCGTTATTTAAAAATCCTAATTTACCACTGTCTCTTAATTCTAAACCTAAACCCTTTTGAGGATCTGTTAATTCATTTGTCCATTGTTCTAAAGTTTTCTTTTCATTACCTGAGTAATTTGATTTAATGTAGTCATCCACTTTACTAAATCTGTCATTTATAGCTTTGTCCCCAATATCTATTTCATCTATGTTTTCCATCATCTTAGTTGGAACTAATGCTTTTGATTTTTTTTCCTTTTCACCCATTGTTAGAATCTGCATTCTTTCCTCTTCAGGTATAGGAGTAAATCCACCTCCAGTATCTATAGGATCTGGTATGGTATCAATTATACTAGGATCTATTATTTCTGGTGGTGCTCCAGCTGTGGTTGTTGGAAATTTATCTTTGTCAGCTAATGGAGTTGTCCCACCACCCACAGGAGATCCATCTAATCCTAATTGTTTTTTCTCTTCTTCAGATAATTCCTCTGGAGGAATTATAATTCCTCTATCTCTAAGTTTAGCTTCTTTATCATCTTTTTTTAAAATTTGAGGTGTTGCTGCAAAAGCACCCATAGCTAATAGAGGTAAAAGTTGTGTTACATCACCAATAGGTGCACTACCTAAACCTAGGTCAGGTTGTTTAAGAGGAGGCATAACGTTAAGAGAATCTAAATCATCTAATGTGCTAGATCCTGCTTGAAACTTCTTAGGCTTACCGCCATCAGCTTTTTTATCAGGTAAATTAATAAGCTCTAGTCCAGGATAAAGTATTTTAATCCTATCTTTATATTCAGACTCAGTAATATCTCCAGCTTGATACTGTCGATCGGCAACATCTTTGCCCATCTTTAAAAGTAAATTTGCTAGATCTACTGGTTGCCCTATTCGATCATCACTCATCTAACTAAGTCTTGCTTTTCTAAAGCCTTTTTTAGCTGCGCCAGTTCCACGGACACCGGTTCGCGCACCGTCTTTCGCTTTCTTAATTTTAGCGATTGCAGTTCTTACGCCACCTTTAGCAGTAACCTTTTGTTTAGCTGCTTGTTTCATTGGCTCAGTTTTATCACCATCTTTATCAAGATCTAAGAAATCCGGTTTAGATCCTCCGCCGTCTGCAAGCCCTTCACCTTGTTTCTTTGGGTTCTTTTCTTTCCCACTTGCTATTTTTATTTTAAGTTTTTCTTTTTCTTCATCTGACATGTCTGCAATTTTTTCTTTCGCTTCCACCATAGTGTCTTTAATAATTCTATTGCTTCCGCTTAAATATTTTGCAAAATCTTCTACTAGTCCCATGTTGTCTCCTAATAATATTCTCGCATCTGTAAAACACCAGGCTCATCCTCGTAATCCTCTGGATGCGATATAAAGTTTCCTTGTCTAAATCTTAACAAAGCTTGAGTGGTGGAGTCAACATAATCGTCGTGTTCACCAAAAGGAAAAGCAGCACATTCCTCAATAACCTCTTGCGCCCATCTCTCATCAGGATACCAGATCTGTCCAGCCTCAAAAAGAGGTGCCACGGCGTTTACCCTTGAATGTTTATCATTTCCTTTGCTCGGTGTAAAGTTAACAACTGGAATTCCTGATTGTCTTAATTCATACGTTAATGGTAATCCTGAAGCTTTCGCCTCCACTATGATGCTTTCCGGTTCCCAATACTTGTATTGCTCATGTGCTATACGTTTTAACTCTGGAAACTCCCATCTACCTCTTTTCGCATCTAGCAGGATGCACGCCGGCGCTTTCATTTCATCACGGTAAAAGACTCCCCATGTAGTAATCGCGGAGTAGTCTGCTGTTTCTTTTTTAGAGTATGCTGTATCGTAGCTTTGAATTACATGACGGAGGGGAGGGGGATCTTCGTATTCGTACAACTTCCACCAGTCACGTTTTATAATGGAACCTTCTTCTGATACGGGTTGCTGTTGCCACTGTGCTTGCCATTTCTGCTCGGACAACGAAGCGCGGACCGATAACAGTTCGTCCGCTTTCCAATATTCAGGCCACATGGGATTCTGTGTTTCAGGAAAGATAGCAGGGAATTCTATAATATCCCATTGATCCGCTTTTACTTCTTTTTGTGCATTGACTAATTTACCTGTTAGATCTTTTACTGACCACCGTGTCATAACCACGACTATTGCTCCGCCAGGTTGTAGACGCTGACGAGGGCCCGAGGTATACCACTCATACGCGTTGTCCATGGCCGTTTGACTTAGTGCATCTTGCTCCGAGTGAGGATCATCAATAATGAGCAGATCAGCACCACGACCAGTAATGGCACCCCCAACACCAGCAGCAAAGTATTCGCCACCCATGTTGGTTTCCCAACGGCCCGCGGCCTTCGAGTCTTGTGATAGTGATATATTTTTAAAGACATTTTTATATTCCTCCTGGTCCATTAAGTTACGTACCTTTCTACCAAATCTATATGATAGCTCGGCAGTGTGTGTTGTTTGAATAATTTTTAATTTTGGATTGTGGCCCATCATCCATGCAGGAAATAAGAAAGAAGCAAATTCAGATTTTGTATGACGTGGTGGCATGTTAACGATTAAGCGTTTCAGCTTACCGTCTTTGATCATGTTAAATTTTTCTGCAATCTTTCTATGATGGTATCCACCAATAAACTCTGGCCATACTGCTCTCACAAAAGATAAGTAATCATCTCTTGAGTGTTCAGCTGTATCTATCTCTGCTTTACGTAATTGTAATTTTTTAATTAAATCTGCAGCTTCATCACTAGTAACTTGATCTAAATCCATATTATTTTACAAATTCTTCACAAAAGATACCACACTCAATATGATAATTTTTTAAATCTTTACCTTTTGCATCGGCGGGCAGATCTTTTAAAAAAATTCTTTTTCCTTTGTATCTAACTAATTTTGAACCAATTCTACTAGATTGTTCAGATCTGTCATCAAAAACTTTAGGAAATTCTTTTCTTACAAGATTCCAATAAGTAGGAGAGGTGGCCTTAACACAACCTATGCAATTTGCATTAGGAAATCCATGCTTATAAATTGTTGGTAATTTTAAACCTTTATTAAGTAACATATCAAAACAATCTTGTTTAGTGACTTTCTCTTCAATGAGCACTGGCAACAGATTGTCTCTTTCTGTAAGCATGAATCTTTCAGCTCTTTTCTTTTCATCATAGGTAAAACCTAAAACTAAATAATCACAATTATTATTTTTTTCCCATTCTTGTCTTGCATTCTTTTTTAATATTTTTGTGCAAGGTGCACCCATTGGGCCAGACATAAATTTTTTCCAATCCCATACTTCTTTGCAAGAGGCATTTGGAAATTTAGAATTAGTTGCGAATTCTATTTCTTTGCCTATCCATTTTTCTACATCTTTTAAAAATCTTAAGTTATCTTCGTGTTCTTCTTTTATTGGATTGTTAACTATTCTAACATTATTATCTTTACCATACTTATCTAAAGTTAGCTTTGCCGCTATTGCAGAAGCTGCACCGCAAGAAAACCAAACAACTATATCTTTGCCTTTAATCACTTTCGTGATGTTATAGCATATAAATTGTTTGTGTAAAACTTACACGTAGCGTCGTGTCTACAATGTACTAGGGGGAGAGGGGGGTGGCGTGCTTTCAAAGGACTATTTTCTGACAGAATTGGTTTGGGACTCTAGATGTAGTATTAAATGTAAAAGAAACAACTATATGTGGCGACAACCTGAAGGACTATTTTTTTCGCTGCATCAGGTACAGCAGGTGAAGGTATCACCTGCTGTATAAAAAAATGTTAATGATTTATACCAAATTTGTTAGCCAAATCTCTAGCTAACTCTATTCCAAAATCTTTTATTCTTGGATCGTTTTGGTTTTGCATTATGAATTCAAATATCTTTCCATCTAAATAGTTAGCTAATAATTGCCAATCAATTCGTTGATCTTGAGCATTAGATAAGAAAGTGTTTTGATCTTGGTTAGTAACACCACGATTTGTGGTGTTAGCTAATTCTCTTAATTGACTTATTAAATCGTTAGGCATTTGCAATCCTCCCTAACTGTTCTTCAATTAAACTTTCTTGTTCTTTGTTATTAGTAACATTCTTAATTGAATAATAAGTCGATTGTTT